GGATCTCTGTTCCGGTAAATTCATACATATACACATCACACGCTCCGATTAAAATTTCGTCATTGTTTTTCATTACGTTTCCTCCAATCAATGATAAAATACAGGGTATCTTCAAACATTTGACACCCATCATTAAATATTGTTCCTCCGCCTGCTATACTGGAATGAAAACGGATGTTCCCGGTTGTAATATAAGGATCATCTTCTTCCATATCGAGCAGATCTTTCAATTTTACTTCTGCATCTTTGCAAGTATCATAATCCCGATGCATAATCTTTAACTCAAGCTGGCTCTGTTTTACATGTCCGCCGGATATCGGAGTAAATGTGTAAACTACACTTAAGTCGTCTAACACTGTTGTAAATACCGGATATAATTTGCCCGACAGTTTCGGAATCTCCGTTTCGATATAGTTTTTAATGCTAATCTCCATATCAACCTCCGAGTATTTTCTCAATCTGTGCCGCATTGTAGATAATGGCGTATGACAAAAACGGTTTCGGTCTCTGTCCTACCGTAAAATGCATCCCTTTGTATTTTCCTGCTTTCACTTCATACACCCACGGCGTCTTTCTTCCGTCTCCGTTTACAGCGTAAATTCCTGTACCGTTGTGCACATAGGGGGCATATTCCAAATTACTCCCAATCCTGCCGATAATTTCGCTTGCCGTGATTTCCGTCTCACTTGTAATCGACGCCCTAAGATGACCTTGATCGACCGGACAAAGCTGGCGCGCCTCACCTTCCACTACAAGACACGCCTGCGACACTTTCTTCTCCATGTCCAAAGTAATCTTTGCCGTTGCATCCCGGATACTTTGAACAAAATCGTCATTATCTGCCATCACTCCACCACCTTCAACAGAAGATTCGTCATGCGTCCCTGCGGATTACAATCTATAATTCGATAGACAACGTCGTCTTTTACAAGGCGGTATCCCTCTGCTTTGATACTTTTACAGCGCGTCAGCCCTATATGTGTCGATTCCAAATAGGTCGCAGATGCAGCCACCTTCATATCATTTTTCTTGTAAACGGCAGCTTTTACCCCGCCCATGTCAATCCATTTCTGTTTTTCTGCCCCGGATGGAGTTCTGACAGTTTCTTCTTTCTGCAGCCGATACGATTTCATATCTCTGTTAATTGACATATCTATCACCTCGGTAATCTTCTATATCTTCTGATCGTTCGCTTTACCTGATCCGGCAAAGCATCCATATATGTCGTACTTCCGCCGAAGCTTTGGGATTCGCTTGCAATTCCCTCAACTCCGTCTTTGTTAAAACGGATCAGCGTCAGTTCTTTTACAGCCGGAATTACCCCTTCCGGCAGTGACTCTTCATCCTCATAATTTAAGTAACTCCGCATGTCGATGATGCTGTCGTGGATCATGTCTTCCAAAAGCTCCCAGTCTTGTTCAGACATTCCCGGACGCTTCAACAATTCCTTTAAAATCTTTTTTTCCATTCTTCATCACCTCAAAAAGAGAGGGATTACTCCCCCTCTAGGCTGATACCTCTTTTGTGTTTACCGGACTCTTTGTATCGTTTGTGATCTTGACGTTGATCGGATCTGCATCTGCCGCTGTTCCGACTTCAAAATATAATGCTGCACTTGCATCGTCACGGAGTACTTTATCGCCGTACACACAAAGTCCACGGATTCCGTCTGCAAATTTATTCTGCAGACGCATCGCTTCTACTTCATTGATCTGTTTCGCCGCACCGATCGCGGATTTATGGTTTGCAATAATGACGTTTGCCGGAAGTTCCTCGGAACACATCACCTGCATGCCGTTGATTGTCTGACCTTCTACCACTCCATTTTCCAACACTTTCGGGTTTGCCGTGAAGCGCTTATCTTTGGACAGTAATCCGAGATAGTCCGCATTTACCGTCACGAAACGGTTGACTTTCGGAACTTTCTTCTTGGAGAGCATCGTTCCAAGATCTACGATGTAATCATATGCGCTTGCCGCAGTTACTTTCTTCTTCGCAGAGGAACTTCCGATCAGAAGTTTTGTCCCTGCCAACAGCGCCGCGAAAAAGTCTTTGTCGTACGTCTCTGCAAGAACCGCCGCATGTTCTTTCGTTGTCGCCGACAAAAGATCTGCTTTTAACTGCACCTTATCCACATCATCCAGCGCAAACGCAAAATATTTCTTCTTGTCAAATACCATTTCTACCGGAGTCGTGTCGATATCATCCCAGTCCACACTTCCCGAGTAATCTTTCAGTGTTCCCCCTGCAACCCGGTTAAAAATAACTTTCTGCCCTTTAATTTCTGTCGGTTTTGTTGCCAATACGTCCGCAATCGATACGGAATGGAAGTTCGCGAGAAGCGCTCCCTCCCAAAGGGTAGGTTTAAAATTATCTGCTGCCATATTCTTTCATCCTCTCTCTTTCTTATTCTTTCGCCATCGCCGCAAACTGTACCGCCACTTCTTCGGCTGTCATGCTGTCGGCGTTTTGCACAAGTGTATCAAATGCCGTTACCCCTGAACCACCTCCGTCAGGGTTTGCCGGATTTCTTCCCGACAAAACAGGATTAAACAGATCCTTATAGCTTTCCTTCAAGCCTTTCATCTGCTCGTCCAGTCCTGAAACTGTTCCATCATCCGAAACGATCAGTTTTTCACGGTCAATTTTCCCTGCCAGCAATTCCGCGTGTTTCGCATTGTTATCCGCAAGCGCCTTATTGATTGCCGCATCGATCTTCATGCCTTTAATCTCTTTCTCATGGTCAGCTTTTAACTGCTTGATTGTCCCTTCGTGCGTTTTGATCGTCTTCTGAAGCTCCTCGTTATCGGCATTGTTCTTTTTCAGATCCCCGATTGTCTTATTTGCAGTCTCAAGCTCCTTTACCTTTCCGTTATACTGCTCTTTCGGAATGATATGCTTTGGTGCTTCCTCATTCACCTTTTTCATGGTAGCCTCTACATCCAGCTTCCCATCTGCCCCATAAACCGCATTTGATAAAATTTTCTGTAACCACTCCATTTTTCTTTACCTCCATAGATTTTTATACCGGCTCTCCCGGTACTGGGATGTACCGTTGTTCTTTATACCCTGCAACCTATAAAAAAGGGTAGAAAAATAGCACCCTTACGGATGCTTCATGTGCTCTGTAACCCGGAGCTGGGAAATATTCAGGATCACCTTATCCTTTCTTTGCAGCCGCCTTTTTCCCCGGCTTCGCTTTTACCAATGTCATTTTTGCGTCGTTACTTGTCGTAGACAACTCTTTAAACCGCTCATCTGTCAGCTCCAGTTCATCGCCTACCGTCACTTTCCTCTTCAGCTGCTTGTCATAATAATTTTTAACGCATACTGCTTTCATGCCACTTCCTCCTTTCCTGCTTTCTGAATATAAGAAGACCACCAATCGTATTCGACCGGTGGTACCTACTCTACAAATTCTGTTAATGGTTTCTTGATTCTGATTGCTTTTTTAATATCTCTTACGTACTCATCGTACTCATCGGCTTCATATTCAAGCTCCATATGCCCGAATGGATACCCACCGAACAACTTATAGTACTCTTCATTCAATTTTTTCAATTCCTCTGTTGTCTTTCCATACCACATTATTTTATCAACCTTTCAATCCTTCCACTCACCTCATCGTATGAATTCGGAAATAATGATTTAAACATATCCAAAACCTCTGGATTTCCCCCGTACAAAGCACGCCCAAATTGTGCGAAACTTTCTGCTTCTACTCTTCCAGTCTTTTTCCAATATTCTTTATCGTGCCAATATCCAAGATTTATTTCCCCGCTAGACATTCCGTTTAAAATATCCGAAATGCCTCGATACTCTTCCTTCAACGCCAATTTCTCGGTATCTTTCCTGAATGCTTTTGGATACCTTGAGTATAACATTTCTTCAATGGATTTTCCATAACCTTTCGCAAGGTTCTGCAGCTTATTGTAATCAGATATAACAGATTTACTTAACAATCCATTTTCAATTAACCCATAGGCATCATCTATTTCATGGAATAGTTCATGTGCTAATGTATCAACCTTTGCATTTTTCGCTAGATACACTGTCTTTTCACTAGCCGAATATTTAGACTTTCTTCCTTTTGCCCTTTTTATAGTAGTCCTTTCCAACGATTGGGTTAATAATGTTCTTACACGAATATCATTTATATTTTTAACTTTCTGTTCAAACATCTTTCTCTGTTTTGATATCCCAGTAATATGATCTACTATTTTCTGTCCGATATCCGATTCTAACTCGTCAGGATGATTTTTCTCATATGCCGCAATCAATTTCTCATCCGTAACCGGAATGATCGTACACCGGCAATTCGCATGCAGCGGAACGTGAACACACTCCTCGATCGGATAGACCTTTTCGTGATATCCACCGCAGATATCGCAGGTTCTTTCATCTTTTGCTGCTAAAATCTGCACATACTTAACATCTGCGTCTTTATAACGCTGCAAGGTCGCATCGTTCAAATAATGCATCGTTTCCGTTCGGACAAGCCTGTGGCATTCATTAAATCCCTGCCCCATACGGTTATGAAGCATGATCGCGATTTCAACCGTCGTTTTTCCCTGCTGCAATCCAGTAAGCAGGATATCATTCAGGCTAACTGCCAATTTCTTTTGATTCTTCCAGAGTCTTCCCGAAAAGTTATCCCCACGCCACGGCGCTTCCATCAGCTTCTCCATCAGTTTCTTATTCGGCATTGAAAAATCAAGCTCTCCCATGCCTACCGCGGTATCCGCATACACTTTTTTGAATCCATCCTGCATGTTTTTCTTCGCAAATGCTTCCGTTGAATGTCCAAGATCCTCTATGATCTTTTCAAACTTTCCGTTCAATTCTGTGAGACGGTTCTGTTTATGCATATCAGACAGAGAAAGAACTCCATCCTTACTGTACTTCTCAGCCAGTCGATAGAGCTCCTCTTTTACACTTTCACTCGCATCGATATAAAACTCCAACAGTTCCCGGTTCTTTTCTTCCAGTGAGTTGTAAGTTTTCCACGTTTCCGACGCAAGTCTCTTCTCCCAGTATTCGCTATTCTTCTCCATTTTCTCCGTCCTTTATAATCGGCGCTTTATCCCACAACGGACTATATGCTTCCTTTTGCCTTTTCAACGCTTCCAGTTCTTCTTCCACATCAGACACAAAAGGATGGTGCGCGATCAGTGTCTCATCCGATATAATCCCCTGCGAATTACTACAATTTTGAATCTGCTCCGCCTCGTTTATCGCCATATCTCTGTTAAAGACCAACTCTACATCAATCTTTTCGTAATCTCCATGTCCGGAAATCTGCAAATACAGATCCACAAAATACAATAGCAGCTCAAACCCCCTGCTGAACTCCGTTTCCATAAGGTTGCATTTAAGGTCAAGACTACTGTACATGAATTTCAAAGCCACGCCGGACGGCGCTGATCCGAATTTGTCCAAGTCTTTATTTACCGATTGCCCACTCTCTACAATATCGCGGTTTAACTGCTCGTAGTGCTCTCGCAATGCAGTAATATCCATTTGTGGCGTAAGCGTATCGACGCCTCCATCTTCTGCGTCATCGATCAAAATTGCTCTGTCTTCATTGAGCTGTTTTATAAAATCTGATAGATTTTGACCTCCATACCCCTTTAAGACAAATATCAGGTTTTTGACCTCATCCATATAGTTCGCCGCTTCACTGCGCCCTAAATCATAGCCATCAATTAAGCTCTTTACAAATTTGATGTCCGGCATTTCGATCTGATTGTTTTTAAACGGAATGAATGGCACCTTCCCCCACGTTTTCCACTCCTCTACACTTTTATAATGCGCTAC